TATAAACGGTATAAAATGTGACAAACTAGAAATATTTGGATATCGAAATATTATTATATTTGTATTGTATATGAAAAACGGATGACGTGGTGGGTGATATGAATGAATGGGGTGGTTAACCCCTTTTCCCCGAGAGCCAACCTTAGTTACCTAGAGGTAAAAATATATATGAACCGCAAATTGTTCACAACTCTTCACAACTGGATTTGGAAAAGCGAGGTGTTCATACCCTGTTCATAACTTGTTCATAACTTTTTTTGCAATAAATTTGGAGAAGCGAGATCCGGTTCGTATATTTACCGGGTAAGATTGATAAGAAAATAAAATAAAGGTTATGAAAGATTTAGTTTTAGTTAATGCCCGAAACAGAAATTTAACAGTATTAGGATTTAGTGATGGTTTTGTTGCCGGTGAGGGTACTTACCGTGTGATCACTAAATGTAAAGCTGGATTTATGGTTACTAGTGATATCCAGACTAACAGTGCCATCAGTGCATTCCGTCGTTATAAACCTAAAGCGATCCAAAGTATTGCCTTCATGTTAAATGGTGGTCATCCTATTACTGTGTTTGCTCGTGCGGGTAAGAAAGTATGGGCGAGTGAGTGTTTCTTGAGTGAGGTTACCGTTGGTGATATTAATCAGGACTTGACAAACACAGCATTGTATGATCAATTCCAGTATCAAGCAGTTAAAGCTAAAACATGGGCGAGTAAAGCATATGTGATGAATGAAGAAGTAATTGCAGCTTAATTTGGTTCCCTGAAAAATCGTTCGTATATTTACCATATAAAGAAATAAAGGTTATGAAAAATATAGTTTTACATTTGTTAGCAGCAGTTGGTTCATTTGGTATTGCAGTTGGATTAATGCAAGGTGTGGTTCAAGAGTTTATTACGTTTGCTGACCCGATTAATGAAATGGCTATGTGTGTACTTACCCTGATGATGGGAACAGTATTTACTGGTATTGCGGTGAGTGAAATCAAAGAAAAATTAGCATAACATGACTGAGGAATTATACAACTTTGCCTACGATAAAGCTATGCAAGTGGGGAAATTACAGGGTGCAATTGGAGCATTGATTAAATATAATAATCCAGAAATGTCCAATACCGATTTTAAAATATTAGCCCAAACATACATTGAATGCTCCACCGATGAGCAAGACATTGCCATGGTGAGGGAACAAGCAGATAAACGCGGGGTTACATTATCATAACCTTATCTTACACAACAACATGACCCCGTGTTATGGTGGGCCGGTGCCGATGGGGTGTCCGGCCTATCTACTGCCGGTGGGCGGCCGGTATATATACGGCATGTAAACGTAATATAGCACCACGCGCGCCGTTGTCCATGTCGGCGTGGATACGTGTAAAAAAGGACTTAGACCACTGACTATATCGTACATACCTATAGGCAATCGATGAAGATATACTTATATATCCCCCAAATACATCCGCAATTTCCATATGGCCAATTTTTTTAAAAATCCGTAGATGCGCACCCGTAGAGTACTACAAAATTTTACCTATCGGCAAGGGATATACGAATATACAATTGTTCACAACTCTCAAAAAACGATGCGCAGGAAATTTGGCTTCCGCAGATCCCGTTCGTATATTTACGGTATAAGAAATTAAGGTTATGATGATCACAGAGAAAGTAAGAGTAAGAGTTGGAGTGTTTGGTGTTAAAGAACGTGAGCAACTTAAAGAGGAGTTTTTTGTTAATAGTAATGATTTAGCTAATGCCTCAAGTGAGTTGGCTAAAAAAGAAAATAACGATTGTGTTGTACGTGCGTTTATGTGTGCTTTAAACATGTCATATGAGCAAGCACATGGTTATATCAAGAATAAGATGAACCGTCAAGACCGTAGAGGTACATACGTTAATGCTTATGCTAAAAACGTTATTGGTACTACTAAAAACGGATTGAAAATTAGTTTTATTGGTACTCACCCATCTAAAGCGTTTATGAAAACAGCATTTGGTAGTGATAAAGTATTGGTAAATAGAAAATATAAAAAACCAACAGGATACACATTAAAGTCATTTATGGAAGCTCATCCAGTTGGTCGTTTTGTATTGATCGTTCAAGGTCATGCTGTTGCAGTAGTAAACGGAGTGTTGTTTGGTAATGGTGATGAAAAATGGAATGGTTTGTACCGTTCAGTATGGGTTGGTTTTGAAATGAAATAAAAATATGAAACAAGGAGATAAAGTAACTTGCACCACACATCCCGGAGAATGGACGTTGGTTTGGTATAAAGAAGGAGATCACACGTGTGCAATCCAAAACGATAAATTTAGATATATAGTAAAAGTAGCCACTTTAAAATTAGCAAAATGAGTAGAATTGAAGAATTATTAGAACAAAGGTCAGTATTAGTAGAGATGGCCTCAGTAATGTACGGTGATTTATATATTACCGACGAGAACTTTTGGAAATCCTCTATTGAACGAGACATGTTCGAGATTGAATCCGAATTAATGGATTTGGGTTATGAGGAGGAAGGAATTACTCCCGAAATGGAACTAGCTGCTTTGTTGCTTTTTGATGCACTTAAAAAAGGTGGTTTAATTCCCGATGAAAGAGAAGAAGAAGATGAAGAGGATGCGCAGTAAATTTGGAGAAGTGAGATCCCGTTCGTATATTTACCATGTAATAAGAAAAACAAATAATTAAAAATTAAGGTTATGTTAAATTTAAATCAAGAGTTCAGAACAAAAAGCGAAATCCGCCAATTAGCAAGTTCAATTTTCACTACTCAAGGTGCGCCTAACACTAGTGATAAGTATGCTCACATCTCTACCGAGAAAATCATTGACGACATGCAGTTGTTAGGTTGGGGCGTAGTTGATGCTAAACAAGTTAAAGCCCGTAAAGGTGAGGGTTACCAAAAACACCTAGTTGTTTTCCGAAACAATGATATCCAGATCACTGCCGAAGATGGTGACAACGTTTTCCCACAAATCCTATTGACAAACAGCCACGATGGTAAAAATGCATTTACCTTCACTGCCGGTTTGTTCCGTATGGTTTGTGAAAATGGTTTGGTTGTTTCTTCCCGTGAGTTTGAAAATATGAAGATCCGTCACTATGGTTATTCATTTGAAGAGCTTCAAGAAACCATCAAAGCAATGGTTGAAAAGCTTCCCCTTACTGTTGAGTCACTCAACAAGTTCCGTGCCGTAGAATTGAGCCAAGAACAGGCCCTCGATTTTGCAAAAAGAGCCTTAGAAGTTCGCCTCGGCGAATTAGATAATATCCAGATTGATCTCGAAGATCTCCTTACTCCCACACGTTCCGAGGATCGTGGTAATGACTTGTGGAGTGTCTATAACGTCGTTCAGGAAAAATTGATCCACGGTATGTTCAACTACAAGTACGGTGTTAAGTCTCGTAAGGCCCGTAAAATCAAGAACTTCAAGCAAGACTTGGTTATCAACGAGAGATTATACGATTTGGCCCTGGAATATGTTGTCGCGTAATCCCGGGTCAAGTCCTTATTTTTACCCCATGTATCATTTTTAATTTTTATATATTATGGATTTATTAATTGCTTTATTTATTACTTTAATTGTTGTTACTTTAGTTACCTCCGGTATGTCCGTTATGATTTATGGGAAACCTATTGATGATGAAATCATTCTTGAATGGATTGAAAAAGTAAAATCCAAGGATGGTTTTGAACCCAACATGTATGATTCCTCTATTGTTAGAGGAAGTATTGATGGTAGTTTTCGTAATAGTAAATACTTTACCAAACCACCAATGCCTATTTTGTTTAAGTACTACATTGAGGATACCGGTGTTATTTGGCGTGGTTCCAAAGGTGCTAAAGCACTAGATCAAATCCGTGAGGAACTTAGTATTGGTGATAGTAAAAAATCACACCGCAAAAACTTAGGTTTGTGAAAAACATTTGGTTAAACGGATCGTTTGATGTGCTCCATACGGGGCACATTAAACTATTTCGAATGGCTCGTATGTTGGCTGGCCAACATGGAACTGTTTGGGTTGGAACTGATACTGACGAACGCATTGCCTCTAAAAAAGGTCCTTCACGTCCAATTAACATACTTAAAGACCGAATGTTGTTTCTTTCGTCTATAAAGTATATTGATGTGGTTGTACCATTTGCATCGGATGATGAGCTCAAGCATTATATATGCGAAATAGAGCCGGATATAATGCTCATAGGCGATGACTATCGCGACAAACCTATAATTGGTTCCGAATTTATCAAAGAAATTATTTACGTTACTAGAGACGGCAAATCTACAAGTGATATTGTGAAGCAATTAGGTACTAATTGATTATTTGTGGATCGTATATACGGATAGATGTAGTTCTAGTAGTTAAGAAAGGTTTGCGCACCAAAAGTCTTTTGAAGACTTCTGCGGAAGGACTTGGAATCCTGAGATCCGGTTCGTATATTTACAAGGTAAGATTGATAAAAAGATAAAGGTTATGAAAAATTTAGTAAAAAGAGGTCGTCCCGCAAAACAAAATTTAGTAGTTGAATTCGATTCTAACTCTGTAAAACTTTTTAGAGGTAATGAATTGAGCTTTAGTGAAGAACTATTCAAACCAATGACTACTGGTACTGAGCTTGATGTTATTTTCTCTACTGAAGGTGGTTTAATGCCTGGTACTAACATGATGTTAGCAGGAGGTCCTGGTAGTGGTAAATCAACAATTGTACTTGATGTACTTTCTAAATTAACTCTTCAAGGTTTGAAGGTTTTGTTTGTTAGTGGTGAGATGGATGAAATTGCTCATTACAAGTATTGTAAACGTATGCCTGCGTTTAACTGTGTTCAAACATTGTTCTTGAAGAACTATTCTCAAAATGTTAAAGAAACATTAGAACACGTATTTAACGAAGGTTATGATGTAATCGCAATCGATTCAATTGCTGAGGTACTTGAAATGTATAAAGATGCTTATCGTACAACTGAAAGCAATGCTGAGTTTTGGTTCTTGAACTTACAAGATAAGCATAAAAAAGGAGGTAACTCTAAAAACTATTACACTACATTTATTAACATTCAACAAATGACTAAATCAGGAGATTTTGTTGGTTCGAATCGTTTGAAACACATGGTTGATGCTTTTTGTAATGTAGAACGTTCAAAAGATGGTTTAGAAAGATCATTGTTTTTTAGTAAAAACAGAGATTGTGATAAAGATTTCAAAGTGTTTTTCTCAATATTCAACGGAGGTGTACATTACGCTTACGAGATGGAAAAACAAGATTAATTAGTAATTTTAAAACCAATATAACATGAGTTGTTCAGGAGGAAAGTCTGTTAAAAAAGGAGGTTATAATAAAGCAAATAACCTAAAACAACCAACATCGTATACAATCGATAAAAATGGAAACGTTAAACCAATATATAAATAATTATGCAATACAAATTCATTCCCGTAAACAATGATCTAAACAAAGCAATCGCATTTGCAAATACTTTAGATGCGGATTATATTAGAAAAACTCAACGTATTAAACAAACAGAGTTTTATATTCCTACTAGGGATGTAGTAGAAAAACTTCAAAATGAAGGTTGGAGGATTAATGGAGTTGATGAACAACGAGATAAGAAAACTCGTAAAATTACTCACAACTATGTTCAAATGACGCATCCTGATTTTTCTATTAAAAACAATAAAGGTAAGGACGAAGCATTTTCCTCCGTTCTTATTAAAAATAACTGTGCAGGAAGTCATCCTCTTCAAATGAGTTTAGGAGCATTTAGAATGGTTTGTTCTAATGGAGCTATTCGATTTGTTGAAGATGCGGAAACTGAGAAAATCAAACATACTGAAGTTAACTATAAGGATTTAGATCGTTTTGTTCATAGTTTGAATAGTAAAGCTCAAGATGTTATGGCTGAGTTAAATACATGGAAACAAAAGAATATGACTTTGGAACAAATTCAAGAACTTGCATATAACGCAGCAAGATTACGTTACAACGAAGATGATGAAAGATTTGATCCAAACGCATTACTGCGCGTAAATCGCATTGAAGACGAAGGTAATGACGTATGGACTGTATTTAACCGTATTCAAGAAAACTTAACACATGATGTTAAAGATAAACAAACTGATATTTGGTTGAATCAACAATTGTATGATCTTGCAGGTAGAGAATTAACACTTGCATAAAAATGAAATTGCGAAGGGATTTGGAGAAGCCAGATCCCTTTCGTATATTCACCATATAAGAAATTAAGGTTATGAGAAAACGAGTTTTGTATTTACACGGTTTAGAAAGTTCTAATACTGGTAGTAAGGTAGATTTCCTCCACGAGGTATCTGATTGTTTTGCTCCCCCTATTGATTATAAAGATCCTTATGTTGAGGATTTGTTATTGAAGATAGTTCGAGCTTTTAAACCTGATGTTATTATCGGTTCTAGTATGGGTGGTTATTCCGCAATGTTGTTAGGTAATTATTTTGGTATTAGTACTGTTGCATTCAACCCTGCTATTCACTCACGTTCATTTGAACCTGATTTCAAGAAATTAAACAGTGAGGATCCTGATATTAGTTTTACTCCGGTTGTTGTTTTAGGTATGGAGGATGATGTTGTTAATCCTTTGATTACCAAAGGAATCCTTGATGATGCTTTTATTGATTGTGTTATTGAAGAAGTTGAAGGAATGGGACATAGGATACCGCTTATTGATTTTGAACATATTTATAACAAATATATAGCGTAATGAGCAATTTTGATTTTAAAAAATATTTAGCTGAAGGAAAACTTTATGAAGCTGTTGATCCAACAGAGGCAGAAGCAGAAGCTCAAAAATTAATGGATGTTTTAGGAGTAATGGTTGAACCTGATCCTAACAACTATGGTGATCAAATAAGACTAAGAGTCTACCCAGACAGTAAACCAGGTGATCGTTTCTATAATAGTAGAAGTGCTCAAGGATTTTCAATTGCTGTTGAAGATGGTAAATACCTATTTAGTAGTGCTGGTGGATATCGTAGATCTATTGAACCTATTGCTCAATTGTTTGGGGTTGAACCGAATTATAATACTGGTGTAGCAGGAAGAAGTAATATTGATATGAGTTTAAAGAAAAGACCTATTGATTTAGTTACGGTTAAAATGATAGTTAACTACATGCAACAAGGTTTAAAAGACGAATCTAAAAGAGAAGCTGATTTTTATAAAGGTTGGACAAATCCCGATTAATTATGATTAAGTTAACGGACTTGTTAAATGAAATTGGTGAGGGAGTTACTCCATTTTCTTGGAGAAAAGCTGGTGGTGGTAGTGTTGACTCTTGGATAGCTGAAATGTCTATGGCTGATAAGTCTAAGGTTGTGACTGGTAAATGGGAACAGCTAGCAACTTTAGTCTATGAATTTAAAGGTGATAAAGCTGATTATGTAGTTAATATTGCTGGGGGGTATGCCAAAAGACTAAATATTAATTTTGGTAAAAAACCAACTATCCAACCCCCAGACTTTAATTTAATTATTGTAGTATCTTTTGATGTAAAAGGTAAAGAAAATCCAAATGACGAACCTGAGATAACGAATTTCGGTGAACAATTTAAAGTATTAAGTACGGTAGTTGATATTACTGAACATGTTGTTAATGAAATTTTAGAAGTAGAATGGATTAAACTTGAAGAAATTCGCATTGCCCCTAAATTAGAAGATGAAGAAGAAGGTAAACCTATTACTCAATCTAAAAGAGGGCGATTTTATTTAGCATATATTAAAAAACAAGGAAGCAAATTACCAGGAACTTGGACTGTGGAGATTGCAAATGATATGTTTGTATTACGTAATGGTAAATTTTCCTCCACCAATCCAGATAAATACATTGAAATATAATGACATTCGATTACAGAGCATATTTAAAAAATAATCCTTTATTGGAGGAATTACCTAAAGATCAATGGGTTGATCTAGATAAAAAAGAAACCGAAGAATTCTCAGGTGATATCTTTGACCTAATCAACACAGCTTACGCGTCAATCGGCGGTAATTTAAATTATACAAGCGCAGACGATGTAACAGGCGCACAGGGTGATTCTAATTACGAAGTAATTGATATAGACGATGATCCTGAAATTGATGCTGTAATTGTATCTAAGAAAAAAGAAGCAGGAAATAAAATTGCTGCTATGGGTCATGACAATTCCTCAATAGCTAAATCTAAAACCATCAACAAACAAGTAGACCTACTCAAAACACCAGGTAATTATGTTGAAGTTTCAGGTAAAATTAAGGATATTTTACTTGCTAAAGGAGTTCCTGTGGTAACAGATAAAGCTACTATTGAAAAAGTAATGGGTAAAAAAGCTATGGATATTCAAGACGATGGTTCTTATACTCGTTTTATTAGTGGTAAAGAAACACACAAAATCCTTCTTGGAAAACCTTCCTCCTAAAATTTGGAGAAGCGAAATTCCGTTCGTATATTCACACCATAGAAATTAAGAAATAAAGGTTATGGCAAATTTTAAACAGTCCCTATTAGATGCTCTAGAAGACAATCGTCTTGAAATGATTATGCCTTCACGCGAATACACAGATAATGAAATTATTTGGATGCGAGGTTATAATCAAGCACTAGAAGATATGCTTGCTGATTATAATGATGATATTGAAAGTGCAATTCAAAATGCTTTGACATTTTCATTAAATTAATTTGGAGTTTTAAAGTTTTGTTCTTATATTTACGCAAATAAAAAATTATGGAAGATTTTATTTCAAACGACGATTTTAATTTAGAACTAAGAGCACTCGATGAAGCTTTGATTAACATCGAATGTGATGAAATTTTAGCACGCGCTGATCGATATGGTTTGCAATTAGAAGTTGTTTGGTCTGCATTTAGACACAAAGAACAATTCCCAAATGCTTCATTTCTTGAATGCCTTCAAGTAGGAGCTAAAGATTGGGATGTCGAAAGTGGCGAAGAAATTGGATCTTAATATATTTAGATATATGCATCCGTGGTGAAATAGGTAGACACGAGGGACTTAAAATCCCTTGGCCAGTGATGGTCGTGCCGGTTCGATTCCGGCCGGATGTACAAAAAGAAAACGTTCTTTGATTTTATTGGAAGTGTGGCAGAGTTGGTCGATTGCGACAGTCTTGAAAACTGTTGTACCTGTGAGGGTACCGTAGGTTCGAATCCTACCACTTCCGCTTCCTATGTCTCCGTAGCTCAGATGGATAGAGCAACGCACTTCTAATGCGTAGGTCACAGGTTCGACTCCTGTCGGGGATACATTAGGTCCTTTAGCTCAGCCGGTTAGAGCAACTGACTCATAATCAGTAGGTCGTTGGTTCGAGCCCAACAAGGACCACAAGAATTTTTGATTTTAGCTTGGAGTTAAGAAAAAAAGTTCGTATATTTATACAATAACAAATAAAAACAATAAATAAAAAAATGAAAAACCTATTTTTCGCTTTCGTTGCAGTAGTTGCTCTTGCTTCTTGTTCTTCTAACTCAGAAGCTCCCGTAACCGAATTGGCACCATGTGATTCATGTGCTGTTGATTCAACTGCCGTTGACACTACAGGTGTTGACACAGTAGTAGCTAAGTAATTAGCTAAACTCGCCCGCGTAGCTCAATAGGTAGAGCAATTGATTTGTAATCAATAGGTTGTAGGTTCGATTCCTATCGCTGGCTCAAAAGAAAACGTTCTTTAACATAAATTGCAGGTATCGTATAACGGTTATTACTCTAGCCTTCCAAGCCTGAGATCTCGGTTCGATTCCGGGTACCTGCTCAAAAAAGCTTTTTAAAATTTTTTTAATATAGCTTGGATGTTTGAAATCCTGTTCGTATATTTATATATAAGCAAGTTGAAAAACAAAACGTTCTTTAAATTATTGTAATATCCATTCAACGTAAGTTGATAAAAGATATTGGCCGTCTATGGTCGTTAAATAAACCTCGAAAGGGGGATAAAGTGAATTACATGACAAAGTAGTTTGCGGCTTCGAAAGGAGCTCGAGTAGACAAGCGAGATATCATTTGGTCTGAAGTAGTGAGGGCAACGCCGTAATGAAATGATTGAATGACTTAGCGATGTGGGTCGTTAAGTTGAGTCCGGAAGGACAATAAGAATAACTCGTAGAATATTTGCAAGATATAGACCCATCCAGGTTTACGATTGCGTTATTCAATATCAGAGGGTACTTAAAGCCGAAAGGCATGTAAATGTACAGGTGGTGCTGTTATTTACCTTGTTTTGAATCTACCAAGGTTCGTAACATGAAGTAATCTTAAAATATGGAGGTAGGGATATCTCAGAGAGTAGTTTAGTATTTTCTCGATCAAAAGTTGAGAAAGCTAAAATGATAAGCCACTACTTTCATTCATCCACGTCAAAACTTATAGGACTTCACTTTTAATGAATAATTCTAAATGATAACTACAAGCAAAAGTGCTTATCAGTCACGGACGAAAGATGCCTACATAGTAATGAGTCGTTCATTGCCGCTAGAGGTCGCAAGCCAATAGTGATTTGTTTGAAAGGTCTATAGCACCGCAAGTGTTAGTCAGCTCGGCAGAGTTGAGTAGAATAAGTAAGACGAGAGTAGTCCAATACAGGTGACTTAAAGAGTGGTTCACTTAAATAACCGGCATTGTTAGGATACAAGTCAAAAGCTTGTGGATAAGAAGGGAATAAATAATCCGACAAAAGACCTAACGCATAAACGTATAATCTCAGCGTTTTGAATATACACGCAAGTTGGACATTTTAGAGGTTCGTTTCCTCTATTGCGACAAAGAAAAAAATTAACATATTTATTAGAAACATTTTTTAAATTCAATAACAATGACACAACATAGTATATATAATCTTCAGATGAACATTTGGTTTGCGCCGGTGAAGGAAGATTCCATGTTGGGCTTTGTTGAATGATGTGATTTAAATTAAAACACTATAAAACGAAGCCCGGCCCTTAAAAGCCGGGTTTTTTTTTTGAGTTCTTTGACATATTGGAAAAAAAACGATCTCGTAGCTCAGTTGGCTAGAGCACCTCACTTTTAATGAGGGAGTCACAGGTTCGAGCCCTGTCGGGATCACAAATGCACCTTTAGCTCAGTTGGTAGAGCGCTTGTTTTACATGCAAGATGTCCTAGGTTCGAATCCTAGAGGGTGTACAAGGAGTTCTCGATCTCAAGTGCTGGTTAGTGAAACACCTAATCGATGAGCCCATCAAAATCGGAATTTGCCTGTATCGCATAGCGGCAATTGCAGCTGACTGTAAATCAGCTCCCTTTCGGGTTCGGAGGTTCGAGTCCTTCTGCAGGCACAATTGTGTTGACTTCAAGTCCCAGTAGGGAAGTACACATAAATAAAACAGTCATGAGGAAAGTGTCGACTTAAGAAACGGCAAGTACTAACGAAGGGGTAATGGACCGGTAGCTCAGTTGGTAGAGCGTTGGACTGAAGATCCAAGCGTCGGGGGTTCGAATCCCTCCCAGTCCACAATATGGAGTTATAGCTCAATTGGTCAGAGCGCCTGCCTGATACGCAGGAGGTTATAGGTTCGAGTCCTATTCTCTCCACTTATGGTGATGTAGCTCAATTGGTAAGAGCAGGACTCTTATACAGTCAAGGTTATGGGTTCAAATCCCGTCATCACTACAAATGGAAGGTAAAGCAACCAGGGTGTTGTCACCGCCTGCTAAGCGAGTGGTACTTTCGAGTATGAATTTCGATTATTCTGCCTTCCGCTAAAAACAAAAAACTATGTAAAATTATTTATTAACAAAAAGCTATGGAATTCAAGAAACTACGAGACAGAAACAGTATCGATTTAGTTGACTATGTCAGGTCATATCTAATCGAAAACCCAGAAGTTGAAATCCTTATAGGATGTGACTCACAAAACCATTTAGACACAACAGTGTATGCAACCGTAGTGGCTTTGTATTTTCCAAGAAATGGAGCTCACGTTTTGTACTGTAAAGAGATAACACCTATTGAAAGAACAAGACAAGTAAGGTTAATGAATGAAGTTTGGAAGTCAGTTGAAGTTGCTGAAAAGCTTAGATTAGCTGATTTACCTAGAGCAAAGTATATTGACGTTGACCTCAACCCAGATAAAAGATATAAATCAAATGAAGTATTAAGATCTGCAGTTGGTTTGGTTGAGGGTATGGGTTATACGGTGCGATATAAGTCACTAGGTGCGTTAGTAACACATGCTGCTGATGCGTTGGTGAAATAGATGATGGTTCCTTAGTTCAACGGATAGAACACTTGACTACGGATCAAGAGATAGGAGTTCGAATCTCTTAGGAACTACAAAATGGTCAGTTGTCTGATTGGTAAAGTCCAAGTCTGCAAAACTTCGGTATATAGGTTCGAATCCTATACTGACCTCAATACACGGATATAGTGAAATGGTATCATTACGGTCTCCAAAACCGCAGTTCAGGGTTCGAATCCTTGTATCCGTGCTAAATGGTGGTTATAGCTCAGTAGGTAGAGCAAAGGATTGTGGTTCCTTGTGCCATGGGTTCGATTCCCATTAATCACCCAAATAAAAAGCTTTTAAAAATTTTCGCGCAGATATTTGGAAAAGCAAGATCCAGTTCGTACATTTACGACATAAGATTAAGAGCAAGATGTTCTTTGACGTATTGGAAAAAATTAAATGCCCTGGTGGTGGAATGGTAGACACGCCGGTCTTAGAAACCGGTGCTTAATTGCATGCGAGTTCGAGTCTCGCCCTCGGTACAAAAAGTCTTGATAGCTCAGTGGTAGAGCAAGCGGCTGTTAACCGCTGGGTCGTAGGTTCGAATCCTTCTCAGGACGCAAAAATGGCCCGTTCGTCTAACGGTTAGGACGTTAGGTTTTCAACCTAGAAACACGAGTTCGATTCTCGTACGGGCTACAATAAATTGCGGGGTGGAGGAGATGGTTTCACTTACTGGGCTCATAACCCAGAGATCGCCGGTTCGAGTCCGGCCCCCGCAACTATATTGCAATGCAGGTGCAGCGCTGGTCTCATGAGCCAGATTGGGTAGCTCCCCGTGAGTAGTTCGAGTCTACTAATTGCAACTATATTTTCCTCTCGTCTAATGGCAGGACAAGTGGTTTTGAGCCACTGAATCGGAGTTCGAATCTCTGGGGGAAAACAAAGGCAGATATCCGACGGGAAACGTAGAAGCGCAGGGATGAATTAGCACAGTAGGCCCTGAACGTGTGCAAAGTCTGTCTAGAGGGGGTTGTAGCTCAACTGGCTGAGCGTTACATTTGCAATGTAAAGGATGAGGGTTCGAATCCCTTCAGCTCCACAAAACATAATATGGGTAGGTAGGATGTTAGAAGTCGTTCCCCAAATTACGGTCTAACAAGGTAAAGCGTTCAGATGTAAAATTGGGTAAACGTTATTAAAGTAATATTATGTTTTATTTGGTCCATTGGTGTAATGGCTAACATGCGGCACTGTCTATGCTGCGCTACGAGTTCGATTCTCGTATGGACCGCAAAAGAAAAGCAGTTAAGCTGTAATTGAGAAGTAGAGTGTTTTAAATGCTGAAAAAGGGTTAGTAGTAGGTAGGCGTCACTCATTGCACTCAATCAGTAACCCTGAAAGACCCAAAGCTTTTCTTTTATCTCGGGAAGTAGATCAGTTGGTAGATCGGGTGGTTTGGGACCATCAGGCCGCAGGTTCGAGTCCTGTCTTCCCGACAATAATTTTTCCAATATGTCTTTGTAATTGGTTAATATTTATAATAAAACCAATTATTATGAAAAATATAACTAAAGAACAATTTTTAGGTATTGTTAGACACTCATTAACTTTTCTCGGAGGTATTTTACTTACACAAGGTATGATTGATGCTACTTTATTAATGGAAGTATCAGGTGCTATTGTAACATTAGCTGGTGCTATTTGGTCTATAGTAAGTAAAAAATAATGAAAGACTTCTTCAAGAATATGTTTTCCAATAATGAAGGTACTTCTTCAAAAAGAGTACTTGGTGCTATTGGATTAATTTCTATGATTGTCTTTATGTTTATTCATCCAACAAGTAATATTGCCGTAGAAACAGTAGGTTACGTTACTATTGCTTATGGATTAGGTACAGTAGTTGAAAAATTCGCCAAAAAAGGCTCAAATCCCGAAGTATAATGTCTGCTCCAAAAACAACATTAGTTGAGTTTCCTGAAAATCAGTATTATAAAACTCAATTTACTAAAAAACAAATTTATCTCCACCATACTGCTGGAAATGCAGATGGAAAAAATGTATTCCATGGTTGGAAAAGCGATACCCAAAGAATAGGAACTTGTGTTTCTATTTCAGGTAAAGGTAAAAATACAATAGATGGTGAAATAGTACAAGGTTATTCATCTAAATTTTGGGCATATCATTTAGGAGTTAAAACTAAGTATTTCCAAGCAATGAAATTACCATATAAAGAATTAGATAAACATTCTATTGGTATTGAAATTTGTAATTGGGGTCAATTAACTCTTAAAGATGGTAAATTTTACAATTATGTAAAACGTGAAGTAGCTGCTGAGGATGTATGTGAATTAAGTACTCCATTTAGAGGTTACAAATTTTATCACAATTATACAGATGCTCAAATAGAATCAACAAGACAATTATTAGTATATTGGGGTGAATTATATAATATTCCTTTAACTTATAATAAAGATATTTGGGATTTAACTCCTAGAGCATATAAAGGAGAAACAGGAGTATTTACTCATTGTTCAGTTAGACCTGATAAAGTAGACATCTATCCTCATCCTAAGATGATTGAGATGTTAAAGTCACTATAAGCGCATATATTTATTATCACAAAATTTGCGCGTGGTTCTGCGATTTCATATTGATCGTTTAATATAAGCGCTATAAAAAAGTTATATACGATATTTATGCGCGTGGATGCAGATAAAATATTTGGATTGTTTGATGGTGAAGAACCTAATTCTTTACCCGAAAAAGCTAAGATGGCTGATGCCTTATTAGACTTTAAAGAACACCCTTTATTCTGGGTGGGTATGTTTAAAAAACTTATTCATAACCATAAAACATTTAATAGAAAAGTAATGAATTTCTTCTCCCAGATGGATGAGGAATTAGATCTTTATGATGTTGAACAAGCCGGAGAGTTTGTAGTTTATAATAGAGCTTGGTTTTGGATTTCAAAAATCGATACTCAAATTTCCTCTCATCAAGATGCTTTATTACATTATGCCGATGAGTATCTTCTTACTTATATAAAATTCGCAATTTCGTATTTTGAAGAACTTGAAGAATATGAAAAATGTGCGCAGCTTGTAAAAATTCAAAATTTTCTTAAGGAATTGTTAAACTAAGCTTGGCACCCCAGAATTTATATATTATATTGGGGATACGAGAGAAAAAGAAAATAAAAGAATGTTATGAAAAACAGAGAGATTATAATGAGACGGTTGGAACGAGCCGAGGGAGAAATTGAGAAATTACATCTATTCCTAAATCGTGGTGGTTCGAAAGAACAAGTAGAAGAGGTATTGATTACTCTTCGTGAATCCCTTGATGATGCTAAATCATTTATTCAACAAGAACCTCTAGGTCCCGGAGAAGTAAATCGTTTTTAATTATGCAATTAACAGCAGAACAAATTCAACAAAATTGGTTGGATTTTATTGGTTTTATTGATGACCATATTTCTGAACCACGTAAAACTGCACTTAAAGCATTTTATGAAAAATATGAAGACCGTATCATTTTGATGCCGGCTGCTCATAAAAAAGAATATCATAATGCTTTTCCTGGGGGGTATATAGAACATGTTAATCGTGTTGTAACTTGTGCTCTTCATCTTCATAAATTGTGGGGAGATATGGGTGCTGATTTAGATACATTTACTAAAGAAGAACTAGTATTCTCTGCTTTAAATCATGACCTAGGTAAAATGGGTTCTGAAGAAGAAGAATCATATGTCCCTCAAACTGATCAATGGCGTAAAGATAAACTTGGTGAAGATTATATGTTTAACACTAAAGTCCCATTTGCATCTGTCCCTGATAGAGGTCTATATCTACTCCAGGCGCATGATATTAGATATTCATTTAATGAAATGGTTGCTATTCAAACTCATGATGGTTTATATGATGAAGGTAATAAAAAATATCTTATGGCTTTCATGCCCGAACAAAAACCTCGTACTTCTCTTCCATTTATAGTACACCAGGCCGATTTGATGGCTGCTCGTATTGAGTTTGAACGTGAATGGTTACCTAAATTACAAGGTAACTTGGATACTAAGAAAAAAGGTTTTACATTAGAGTCAAATAAAAAACAACCTTCAAAAGATAGTAAACAAACTAAAGCATTAGGTTCACTAAAAAATGAAGGTCTTAAAAATTTATTAGATAATTTATGATAGGACTTACAATAATTTTAGGTATAATGGTCGTGATCCTTGGATACACGACCTTTAACCTCTTACGAAAAAATGAAAAACAGGAAGATATCCTTACAGGATATATGACCTATTTAAATAAAATTTCTCAAACCATAGAAGCCGCCGATAAAAAAATCCAAGAAATAGATATTAAAGGTAGCTTTAAATCAGATGATGAAGTAGGATTTTTCTTCCAACAGATACAAAGCATTCAGACTATCCTAAATACTTTCATCATTAAGAATGTTGAAAAGTAATGGAAGTAGTAGTAAAGAAAAAGAAAAAAGGGGTACAATACTTTACCCAAGATACTGAAGATGCTATTGTATTATACAATCATACTGAAGATTCCGAAGAAAGAAGTAGAATTTATAGAGAAAGAATTCACTACGGATTTTTTAAATTAACAGAAAATATTATTCATACTTTTAAATTCTATTATACAGAAGTAGATAATATTGAAGATTTACAACACGAAGTAATTACATTCCTCCTTTCCAAAATTCACTTATATGATCAATCAAAAGGTGCAAAAGCCTATTCTTATTTTGGAACAATTGCAAAACGTTATTTAATCCTTTCCAATCAGAAAAATTATAAAAAACGTGTTGATACTGCTCCTATTGAAGTTTTAGAAGAAGATGAAAATCATTCATATAATATTGACGAAGGGTCATATGATGAAAAATTATCTCAATTTATAGATGAATTTACTTATTATTGTACTGAAAATATTTTTGAGATTTTTCCCAAAGATTATGATGCTCAAATAGCAGATGCAATTCTAGAACTATTCCGCAAACGAGAAAATTTAGATGTATTTAATAAAAAAGCACTTTACATTTATATCCGTGAACAAGTTGATGTAAAGACACCTAAAATAACTAAAATAGCTAATCAGCTTTACGATATCTTTAAAGAAAACTATGTCTTTTATTTAGAACACGGATATACAA